ACAGGAAGTTAAAGAAGCGCAGATAGAAGCTACTGTAGAGCTTATCAGCAACGAAACCGACCTATTGCCAAGCTATGACCGCTCAACCAAAAGCGAGAAGGTAGGTAGCTTGGAAGTCGTCTACATGGACAGCGCAGGCAATCTAAAGACGTTCCCGAAAGTTGTGGGCAGGTTGAGAAGGTTGTTAACTAGCGGAATGCGAATGGTTCGTGGCTGATTTGTAACAAGAGGTATTGAGTATGAAGAATAGAAATAGCTGGACGATTTACGGCGTAGGGCAATATAAATGCGCTCGGAACGGTCACATTGTAGCGAGCTTTCCAGAAAACGGCGGGACTTTGGTTGTTTATAGCGAGAGCGTGAAAAACAGGCTTTTGGATGCTGGATGTAAATGCCCCGATGATATGGATGATGCGGAGTTTGAAGCGCTTGTTATAGAGCTAGGACTTAGCGAAGAGGTTGAAGAGGGTTAGTTATGCCGGGTGCGCTTGACTCAAGAATGCGAAACAGTGCGTTTCGAATGATTCGCAAGTACGGCAAGACTTTGACGTATACCGCCGTTACTTCTGCTGGCTACACTTCTGGTAGCGGGTTCGGTTCTGAATCGACAAGCGACACGAGCGTTATCGGTGTGATCCAAAAAATCGAGGCGAATTTGATCGACGGTACGAATATCCAGCGCGGTGACTTGAGAGTTATGATTGACGCGCTAACGCTCGACACAAACAGCATCACGCCAAGCCAAGAGGATCGAATGACTATCGACTCTGATATTTACAAGATAACGATGATTGAGCCTGAATACAGTGGCGAGCTTGTAGCGTATTACACTTTCTTTATTCGCAAAGGGCAGTAGAGTAATGGCGTACAATCAAGCTAACGCGAGAATGGCGAAGTCGTTGAAAGCTTTCAAAGATGGTCTTGATAATTACAAGAAAGTTTCGGGCTTGAGCATCGAGGGGACGATTAACGAATTGACGATGTTCATATACCGTGAAATCGTTGAGGGTACGCCACGCGATACTGGGCGCGCTAGAATGTCATGGATAGCGGACAAGATGCAGACGAAGCGCACCAACTACCTACCTGCTGAGAAGAAGCGAGCAAAGAAGGGTCAGACGCAGGAGCGCTATAGCGAGGCAGAGATTGAATTGCATATAAGAAGCGAGCTTGGCAAGTTCGAGAAAGCCGACCTAGAGAGAATGCAGAAGGAAGTTAAGAACGTGATATATACGAATCTAGTATATATGCCACGCTTGAACGATGACGGACACAGTAAGCAAAATCAGAAGTTTGTCGAGCAGGCTATTGATAAAGCAACACAGCGAATGCAGATGATGATTGATAAAGCGGTCAAGGACGCGCAGAAGAGGGTTAGATAATGACGACCTATGCAACAGCTACCGAGGCGATTTACGATTACTTTATTGATAACTTCACGGGCGTGGTAACAACGACTCACGTAGCTGTCGGCAGTAACGTCGATTTTACACCGCCAGCAAATCAGGCGTATATACAAATCAATGTTTTGCCAGGTAACGAAATCCAGACAAGCATGGGCACGCAAGCCAACTTTCAAAATAGCGGGCTTTTCGTTGTTGATATTTTTACTCCTGCGAACGCTGGTGACGTTTCCGCAAAAACTTTGATGCAAGAAGTACACAACCTTTTCAGGTTTAAACGGATCAGCACAGACATTCATTTCAAGGGTGAAATCAGCTCGCGAGAGTTCGGCGTAGACGGGCAATACTATAGAATGCAGACTACGTTGGTCTATCGGCGTAATGTAGTCTATACAAATACTGAGATTTGATATAATTGAAATAAATTTCACTTTATACTAGGCAGGTTAAAAAATGGCTTTTTCAGAATCAGATACCGCGAAACTCGGATACGTGACGGAATCAAGTTGGGGGACAACTGACAGCGCATCAAGGCAGTTGGTCAGGTTTACCAGTGAAGACTTGAATGACGATATTACCCCGTCAGAATCGGAAGAGATTACAGACGATAGACAGATTGACGATGTTGTGCAGGTTAGCAGGTCGGCTGTGGGTGGCTTTTCTCACGAATTGAGTTATGGCAACGTGGATGACTTTCTAGCTAGTGCGCTTGCTAGTACCTGGTCAGCGGACTATAGCTATACAGCGTCTACTATCAGCTACACATCTGGGACTAAAACACTTGCTGATTCAGGGAGCGGTTTCACTCCTGCAAGTTTGCCAGCAGGGAAATGGATTCAAGTTGTTGATAATACAAACGGCACTTGGTACGGGCGTGTAAGCACTACCACTGCGACTACTTCCGCGATTGTTTTTGATTACGTCATCGGCTCGCTATCGGATCACAGCGCAGGAACGAGCGTAACGATTAAAAGTGATGGAATGTTGCGAAACGGTACTACAAAGACAAGCCACACTCTTGAAAAAGAAATGAACGATGTGACGCAGTTTTTCAGTTATACAGGTATGCGGGTCGGCACGGCTAGTCTAGCGTTCGCCGCTGGTGAAAAGGTAACAGGCGCTTTTAGCTTCGTAGGTGAGAAGGGCGCGAGGGCTACAAGTTCCGCTGGAACGGGAGCGGATACCGATGCACCTACCAATCAGATTGTGACTAGCGCCGCTGACATTTCCAACATTCTTGAAGATGGGTCAGCTACTAGCGAAAGCTATCTTTCTATTGATTGGAATTTGGACAACGGCCTGAGAGGTCAGCCAGAAATCGCGAGCCTTGAGAATGCAGGCGTGGGTTATGGTAAATCTCGGATCACGCTTGATATTTCAATGTACTTTCAAAACGGCACAGCCTATGACCGCTACGCGAATAACACGGCTTATAACTTGTCTTGGATGGCTACTGACAGCGCCGGGAATGTTTACATTTTTAGTGCATTGAGCGCCAAGCCTTTGACAAGCGCAAGCCCGATCACAGGGCCAAACGCCGATATAACTTTGAATCAATCTTTGCTTTGTAAGCGTAATTCAACTTATGACCCACAATTTCAGATCGATAGATTTGATGCTTAATTCGAAGTCTGTTAGTATTTAGTGAGCAAGTGTGACATTAAAGCCCTACCTGCAATATATCCCAGGTGGGGCTTTTTCATTTCCTGCTATAATAGTGCTATTCAACAACGGAGGGCATTATGTTGAGTATTGAAAAGAAGTTCGCGACCGACCTTGAAGCATCGAAGGACGGTGTTTGGCATAGGATCGACGAAGAGACGCAGATAAAAGTCGCGAAAGCCAGAAACGAAAATTTCAAGAAAAGAGCTTACGAGTTATTTAACGAAAACAAAATTGAAATGTTTTCACGAACTGGCAAGTTCACCGACCTGGATGAGAGCAAGCTTATGTCTCAATTGATTGCTGAGACGATTCTGCTTGACTGGAAAGGTGTAAAGGATCAGGACGGAAAAGAAGTTAAATACACTCCCGAAATCGGCGCACAGGTTTTAGCTAATCCCGAAATGGGTGATTTTTTAGAGCTTGTCCAGACTTGCGCTGAGAATGAAGAAGCGTACAGAAAGGCTGTTCTTGAAAAGGTTGAAGAACAAGCAAAAAAATAGGTGAGTGGTGGGGCTTCTACGGGCCGAAGTACGAACTTTGGTTGAAACACAAGGAGCAGGGCAAACCCTCGCCTCTCGATAACTTGCCTGAAACGCCACCGCTCGCAGTAGAGGCGGTTGATATGTTCTACATGCTTTCCTCGGCTCGTAGCTACTCAATGGGTATGGGTGGCGCTATGCCTGACTCTATTAAGCTGTCGGAAATCGAGGCAGTACAAAAAGTGTATAATATAGATGGCGTTGAGCGAAAGCTGTTTAATATCCGTATCATTTTAGCAATGGATTCGCAATGGCTACACTGGCGCTTGAAATTTATTGAGTCACAAAGGAAATAGAATGGCTGGGCCTACCTTAGAGTTAGACATAAGCACTGACGGAGTTGTGCGCGGTGGGCGTGTGGCTAGTAACGTGCTTGATGATATTGCAAAATCTGCATCTTTCACGGCGCTACAACTACAGAAGTTAAATTCAAACTTCGACAAGAGCGCAAAGGGTGCGGATAATTTAACGCGTCAAGCCCGTGGCATGAAAAAGGAAATGAGTTCTCTACGAAAAGTTGTAGGGCTCGCCGCTGGTGCGTTTGCTGGTTTTCAATTCCTTCAATTTTCGCGTGACGCTTTAAACGCTCGACTAGAGTTGAATAGGATGGAACTTTCCTTGCGATCCATAACAGGATCAAGCGCCGAGGCGGCTAAACAATTGCGATTTGTGAGGAATACGGCATCACAGTTAGGGCTTGACTTTCGAGGTGTGGCGGGAAGTTATTCTCAACTTCTAGCTTCTGCGAAGTCGGTTAATATCTCGACAGAGGTTACCCAAAAGCTTTTTAAGAATGTCAGTTCAGCGACTAGGGCGCTCGGTTTAAGCACTGATCAAACAAAGGGTGCTTTCCTGGCATTTTCCCAGATATTGTCAAAAGGTAAGTTGTCAATGGAAGAAATCCGGCAGCAGTTGGGCGAACGTATTCCCGGCGCGATGGGTATTTTTGCCGATGCGCTAGGTATTAGCGTGCAGGAGTTCGACAAGCTTGTGAGTAGCGGGAAACTGATGGCAGAGGATGTTATCCCTTTGGTGGCTGATGAGTTCGGGAAGTTCACGAAAGACGCGCAAAAGGCAAGCGGTGACTTGCAATCGAAGTTCAATGAATTGAACACAGCTTGGTTTGATTTCCAAACGACTGTCTTGGATGGTGGCTTGCTTGATGGAATTAAACAAATACTATCAGTCACTAAAGAAATGGTGCAAGCTTTATCAGACGGCTCTAGGGAGTTGGGTAAGCTGTTCGCAAGGTCAGATCAGGCGCAAGCTAGAATATTAGCAAGAATGAAGAAGGACCCGAATATGCGACCGGGGCCGGGTGGTGTTGATTTGTTTGGGACTCAAACTGAATCAGATAGCGGTGGATTTTCTACAGGTATTTTTCCGTCCTCTGATTTGTTTAGCGCAACGCCTAAACCACAATTGAGATATAAAGATTTAATCTCAAGCACAATGCGAAAAGCAAACCAAAATATGCGCAAAAAGCAAAGGCAAGATAAAGTCTTGGAGAAGGCTAGGGCTAGTGGTAAGAAAAAGAAGCCAGCTAGAGAAGAAAGCTATAGCACTCCATTAATTGACGACTTTTTCGACTTGTCAGCTTATGCCAATGGTGGAGCTACTGAAATGGTTTTGAAAGATGAAGTCGAAGCTATGCAAAAGCTTGAGAAAGAGGGGCGCTCACTTGTCGAAAGATATCAGACAGTAGAGCAGAGATTGAACGCGACGAAAGCGAGAGCGAAAGAATTGAGGCGTGCGGGGGTTATTACAGAAAAAGAGTACATGCAGATAAGCGAGCAGATTTCAAGCCAGTTCGACGACCTAGAAGAAAAGAGCGTCGAAAGCTTCAATGTTATGGAGCAAGCTATGCAAGGTTGGGCCAACTCATTCACCGATACTTTTGTCGATGCGCTAACAGGCGCGCAATCCAGCTTCAGCGGATTTGTAAACAGCATACTAAAAGACTTGCTTCGACTTAGCGTGCAACAGAACATCACGAAACCGCTTTTCGATAGCTTGGGTGGCGGGGGTGGATTTCTTGGCAAGCTGTTCGGCGGTAGCAAGCACTCAGGCGGTGTGGTTCCGGGCCGACCTGGAGAAGAGCGGTTAATGATGTTACAGGCAGGCGAGCGCGTTATCAGCAACGGGCAAAATCAGGCTATGGCAAAATCCGGCGGGATGAATGTTAATATCTACAACAATTCAGGCGCGCAGGTGCAGGCTACACAGCGCCAAGGGTCGAACGGTGTCGAGCTTGACATTACCATTGATAAGATCGTCGCTGAAAAGCTGTCCAGCCCTAGCCGTTCAAGTAGCGCGCTCAAAAATGTTTACGGATTAAGACCGAAGGGATATTAAAATGTCTAATACTTGGCCTTTTGGATTGACAGATAAGCCATTAGTCGATGGCTACAGCGAGGGACAGCCTGATACTATTTTAGAGACACAATTAGATAGTGGCCCACCTTCAAGGCGCAGGGTAGCTACTGACGCGCCGAAGCCGATTACATGCGTTTTTGAATTGGACTATACCGATGTGGCAAGTTTTCGCACTTTCTACGAGACAACGCTCTCAGGCGGTTCAGATACGTTCCAATGGAATGATCCGATTGATGGCAGTCAATACAATTGGCAATTCACAGGCGCACCACAAATTAGCGCGGTTGGTGGTCGATTGTATCGCGTGACTTGCAATCTTCTCAGGTTGGTTAGCTAATGGCACGAACGCTATCTAGTGCATTAAAAACAGAGGCAGAGGCGCAAAACCAGACGGACGCGCTTTTAGCTTTGGTTAAAATCGAGCAAGCTGATATATCAACGCTTTACCTCGTCAAAAACGGCGAGAACGTGACAAGCAATAGCCAAGTATATACCGCCTTCCCTTTTGATATTAAAATACCCGATGACAATGAAGAAAGCGCGCCACGGGTAACGGTGACTTTCGATAATGTGGATCAATCTATTGTCACGAATATTCGAAGCATGACAACCGAAGCGACTGTTACACTTTCTTTTGTTCTTGCAAGCCAGCCTGATACCGTTGATTTGGGCCCGTATGTTTTCCAGCTTAAAAATGTGCGCTATGACCGCTTCACAGTCGAGGGTGATTTGTCATACAAGGACGTATTCAATATGCGTTTCCCAGCAGACAGAATAACGCCTAACAATTTCCCATGTATTGTTAGGTAGGCTATTCCGTGGAGCACTGGACGGACAAATACCTGAACATTCCATACAAGCCCAAAGGTAGAAGTATGCAAGGGCTTGATTGTTGGGGGTTGGTTCAAGCTATCTATAGCAAGGAGTTGTTTGTCGTTTTACCTGGCTTTCTTGAAGATTACGACGATATATCACGCTCTCAAGTGTCAACCGCAATCAGTAAAAATATGCGCGGGTGGTTCGAGGTTGAAAAAGGGCAAGAGCAAGCCTTTGACGTTGTTGTCTTGAATATCAGAGGTTTGCCGACTCACGTGGGTGTTTTAGTCGATCCTGAGAAAAAATTATTTATTCATGTCTCGCCTGATAGCTTTGTTACGATTGAAAGGCTCGATTCTAAAAAGTGGTATAATCGAGTACTAGCTTATATGCGTCTGGACTTGAAGAAGTGAAAGAAATCGAAGAGAAAAAAACAACCCTGGAAAAAGCCAAAGTCGAGGTATACGTTAAGCCTAACGCCTTCAATGATTTGAACGTCAAGCACGTTTTGCCAGCAGGTAAAAATATACATCAAATTCTGGATGATTTGAAGATTGCGAAAAAGTGTACTGTTTTACTTGGTGACTCTAAGATAAATCCAAATTTTTACAAGTTTGTCTATCCAAACGGGAATGAGCCACTAGGCATTGTGGTAGGTGTTCAAGGTGGAGACGATGACAAAGGCGTGCTTGGTCTTGTCGCTTCAATTGCTTTGACTTTAGCCGTTCCAGCTCTCGCGAAGTCTAGCTTTATCACTAAAGCTCTAGGGCTCAAGGGTAGCGCCGCACTCGCGGCTAGTGGGTTGATCGTAGGTTTTGCAGGGCAGTTAGTTAGCAAGGCTTTGATTAAGCCACCAACGCAGCCGAATATCGGGCTTGATAGTTTTAGTTCTTCTGCACCGATGCAAAGTTTAACGGGTATACAGAATCAAACAGGTGACTACAATGTTATTCCAGTTTTGTTTGGAAAAAATCGCGTTTACCCTATCATCTTGTCTGCCTTCACTGAGATATTCGACAATCAGCAATACCTAAGAATGCTTTTTCTTGTGGGTTATGAAGACGATAATACATACCTTGAATTGTCTGACTTTAAAATCGGTGAAACAGCTATCGAAGGTTATTCTGATATAGAAATGTCTTACGAAACTCGATTTGCAGATATGACAGACGCGGAGCAAAACCGATGGTTTCCGAATATTCAGCAAACAGAGTTGAATATTAGCTTGACTAGCGCAGGTAGTTGGCAGACTCAAACAACGGAAACCGACAGCACAGGGATAATTGTAGATATAACCTTCCCGTCTCTCGTTGGGTACAACAGCGCCAGCGGTGCAAAATATTCGGTTTCGGTCAACTTCGAAATACAGTACAGGCCGACAGGTTCAAGCGATTGGTTACCGTTCGCGCAGGAATCAACTAGCTTTAATGCGGGAAGTTTAGATACTTTATCCTCTCCTAGGTATGGACATTCTACTCATCGTGTAGGGTCAAAAATTTATGTGATCGGTGGCTATAACGGCATTAGCTTTTTAAATAACGTAGAAGAATACAATATATTGACTAATACATGGACTACTAAGTCGAGTACGTTGACATCAGCTAGAGCATATCAAAGCTCGGTTTTAGTTGATAATAAAATATATCTTTTCGGTGGTCAAACTTTAGGAGGTCTGTTAGCTACTTGTGAAGTTTACGACACTTCTTTAGACTCTTTTAGCAGTATAAGTAGTATGCCTGTTGCGCTGATGGGGACTATGGCGGAGCATTTAGATTTTAGAGTATTGTCTGGTTCTATTTTCGTATATGGAGGGTTTAACGGTTCAAGTAGTGTCGATACTTTGTATATGTATAACATATCTTCTAACACTTGGACATCTATAACACCAAGCTATTCAGGCACTAACTCTAATACTTTGAAATATCGTTCATTCGGAAAAATGTTCAAATCAAAAACAGGTAGATCAACTCTAGTAATCGCTGGAGGTTTACTGCAAGACGGTGTAACTAGTACAGATAGTATCATTGATATAAATTTACCTACTTTGTTCTCAACACCTCCATTGATTACTCAACCAGGTACTACATTGATTAGAACTGATATAAACACGTTACCAGAAGCGCGCTCAGATTTCGGTTTGGTTGAGTCAATTTCTGATCCTGGCAATACTTTCTTACTAGGAGGTAGAACAGCTCCAACGACTTACAGCAACGAAGTTATTAAGATTAGTCAATACTATCCCTACAAAAATTCAAAGCTTGCTGGAGTTTTAGACGCGGCAAAGTCATTTGTAGGTGCTTCTGAATATTTGGGTATTATATATGCAATCGGTGGTGCTTTTGCTAATGGCATTGGTAGCTATGTTACTTTGTCAACTGGTGACGTTATTAAAACAATCACAGGCGCTACAGCTACGACTTTGCGAAAGAGTTACAGAATCGAAGGCTTAACCGCAGATCAGTACGATGTGAGGATTAGGCGAACGACTGCGGATAGCTCAAGCAATTACATTCAAGACGTAGCAACGTGGACAGCAATTAGAAGTATTAAATCAAGTGACGCGGTGACTTTCCCCTACGCTAAGACTGTCGCGCTACGTATCAAGGCGAGCGAGCAGTTAAATGGCGTGCTTGATAGTTTTAATTGTATCGTTCAAGCACATTTACAAGTCTACTCTGGTGGTAATTGGGTTAGACAAAAAACACGCAATCCAGCGTGGGCTTATAGCTATGTACTTCGCGGAATCGCGGCGAAAGAAGCGCTAGCAGATGCGAAAGTTGATACAACTTCGATTTCCGATTGGGCTACGAATTGCGATAGTGACAATTTCTACTATGATAAGGTCTGGGAGAGCGAGACGGTGTCGCAGGACATACTCCAAGAAATCGCGGCGGTAGGGCGTGCGAGCGTTTCTTATTTTGACGACAAAATTGGCGTGATTCAGGACAAGGCTATCTCAACGTATACGCAATTGTTTAGCCCGCGAAATATCGTAAAGAATAGCTTCGTAGGGAGTAAGGCGTTTACAGAAGTTCCGCACGCGCTGAAGGTTAGATTTAAGAATAGTGAGCAGGAATACATCGAAGATGAGCGTGTTGTCTATCGCGATGGATACAATGCTGACGGCTCAGGCGGGAATACGATAGCGACAAATATCGAGGAAATAACTTATCCAGGCATTACGACTTCCGATCAAGTTTACAGACGGGCTCGCTATGACTTGGCGGTCGGCGTGATTCGTCCTGAAATATTCAGCTTCAAAACTCCATTTGCTCATCTTGTTGCTACGCGAGGCGATAAGATCAGGCTACAGCATGACGCGGCGGTCATTGGATTAGGTGGGGCAAGGATAACGGCGCTTGATAGTAGCGGTGGGAATATCGACGAAATAACGATTGATAACTCGATTCAGACTTCAAGCGGTACAGACTATACAATTAGAGTTAAAGCAGAGGACGGGGACGTTTTCGAAGAGACTGTCACGGTTGCAAGTACGGGCTTGAACAATGTTTTCAATATAACGACTCCATCAAATGCGACAGGTAGTTATGCTGTCGGCGATCATGTTCTTGTGGGTGAAGATGGGGAAGAAGGTATCGACGCGATTATCAGTGAAATTCGATATGATTTTGACTTGATTGCAGAGATAACCGCTGTTCCCTACAATGCCAGCCTATACGATGTGGACAGCGAAGCGATACCAGCCTATTCGACAGTCATTACAAAGACGCAAGCAGAGATTAGGGGCGAGCCACCTTTGCCGGGTGTCGAAGCTGTTGTATCAGATGAGTTTGTAATGATTCGCGGGGCTGGTGGTAGTTTGTCGCCAGCGATCAAGATTGATATAACGCCTTTCAATGGCACGGGCGGTGTGCCAGCCTTTATTCAAGCGAGAGCTCGAAGGACTGACGATACAAACGGAAATTTCGTTTACTCACCACAGGCGAATGCAGAAGATAACACGGTAAAAATTCCAGATGTTGAGGAAGGCGCTACATATGACATTTACGTGCGCTACGTAAGCAAAGATTTTAGAGCAGGGCCGTGGGGTTTAGCTCAAGCAGGTCATACCGTAACAGGAAAAAGCACGCTACCGCCAGACGTTTCAAACTTCGCTATAACTTTTCAAAATACAGGCTTTTTGCTAACTTGGGACACTGTTACAGTTCCAGACTTCAAGGAATATATAGTCAAGGTTGGCGCTTCTTGGGGCGCGGGTACGATTGTAGCTACGACAAAGACAAATGAGCTTTTTGTGGACGCTACGTCGAGCGGTAGCTATAACTATCACGTGAA